TTATTTAAGTAGCCACAGAAACTTCGGGGGCAGCACTATTAATTGCATTTTCTCGATCTGCAATTTTAGATTCTTCGGCTTTAATCTCATTGATAGTGTCTTTAATAGCATTATCAATTCTGACCATATCAAGAGTATATTTGCCACTTTGCTCATACTCTAACTGCCACCTCAACTCCAAGGACCTTTTCTGTTTGTATAGGTCTTGTATCATCTATAACCTCCTCATAGGTTATTCGGTTAGGAGTGTCTCTAAACATTCCTGTTGATTCCCACTTTATACTCTTTTCTCCAATTTTGTCAAGGATAGAATTTTCAATAGACTCAGCAGTATCCTCAGCTTCTACATTAAAAGAAGCGTAGTGATCATAAGCCCATATTTTAACTGTGAATTTTGCCATTTTACCTTTCTATTTATAAAATGTGGCGGTTTTAAGGCCGCCACATTAATTATTTATTACGCACCTGGTGATCCGAAGATACCTCTCCAGTCAGACCAGCCGAAGCTGTATCTTTCTCTAGCTTTGTATCTTACGTTTCCAGAATCAAAATCGCCTTCCATAGCTGTTTTGATTGGTGCTCTAACAAAATGTTTTAGTCCATTTGGTACGTCTGTTTTAATGAACCAAGCATCTGTATCAGTTAAGTAATGATTTACAGTGTATCCCTGTGGAATCATTCCCATGTTTTTAGTTGCATTGATGTCATTATCAGCAGTTCCAACTCTACCAGTTGACTTCATAAGTCTCTCAGCAGTAAATTGTAGCGCAGAAGGAACAATCATTTTAGTTCCTTTAGCTGCAATTTTTAAACCTCTTTCATCAGTTAGCGCAGCAATGTCTATCAATGCTTGCTCTAATGAAGTTTCGTTTAAGTCTGCTGCAGTAGATAGTTCGTTTTGCTCAGTACCAGCAACAATTGTGTGTGCTGTTGAACAAAGTTCTAAACCATCTCCACCAGTGTATGAACTGTTAAACGCTCTGTTAAGAACATTTGCTGCTTTAACCTGTTTAGCGTTAGCCATAGATCTAGCTAATGCTTTTGTATATCTAGACGCAAGTCTATCATACAAATTATCTTCAATTGCTTCTTCAGTAATTGAAAAAGCTAAAGCAAGTGTTTCATGCGTGTAACGAGCTGTGAAGGTTTCTGTCGCTGAGTCATAGTTTATACTTTGACCTTCAGGCTTAACCCCAGCATTTCCAAATCCAGATAACATAACTTCTTCTTCAAAAGCTCTGTCTGAATTTTCTTTGCTGAAGATTTCTTCATGCTCATTAGCATAGTTTTTGTACTCCAAGCCGAATAGTGCATTCAAACCTGGCTCTAGTTCTTTGACTAGTTGTGATCGTGATATTGCCATGATTATATATCTCCTATTATACGGCTGTGATTAATTTAAATACATGCTCGCCAGTACTGAACACACAGTATGCGTTACAGTTAGCTGAACCAGTATCACTGTTATCGGGATCTACTGAGATTCCAATTTGTTTCAAGCCAGCACCAGTTCCAGAAGTAGAAGTATCTAATTCTGAAGTTGATTGACCAGTTGATGTACTTCCAGAAGTTCCTACGAAATCCATTGCTGAATTATTCATAGCTGCTGTTCCAGTTTCATCATGCTGAGCTTCAAAAACAATGTACGGGTCTGCATATACTGAAGCTTTAAGATCCGAAGCATTAGTGCTTGCAGGATAATAAGCGCTCCAAGTTGGTTTACTAGTAGTTGGATCTGTGTAAAACACGCCTCCGAAAACACCTAATTGTTGAGTGTCTCCAGCTGCGGCTGCTTCAATCCCACCACCTGCAACGGCTTCAACTACTTGACCAGTATAAATTGCTGTTCCGTAGTTTGCTGCTATTGCATATTCTTCAGTTCTGATTTGTCCACCAACAAGTGATCTTGTCGGTCTAAAACCAAAAGCTGCGTCTTGATTTGCCATAGTTTTCTCCTAATGTACCTGCCCCGAAGGGCCTCCAGTACGGTTTAATTTAATTCGTTGGATTAGGAATCGCTAAAAAATTTAGTCCTTCTTAGTTCCACCGAAGGTTACACGAGTCTGCCTATCACTATTGATCGGCATACTTGGGTGCTGATCCTTCAGAAGATCGTTATCAACTGCGTCGTCTTTGTCTTGCGTAATTTTATTAAAATACGCGTCGCGCGATTTAACGAGCTCATTAGATATCCTAGCCAGCAATAGGCCGCCAACTCCGATGACCCCTTTGTATTTACCTTCGTTCAGAACTGGATAATCTTGATCTGGATATTCATCAGCTCTTACAAGCTCGTATCCTGATCTTAGTTTACCGGCCATGTTTTTTGTATCATCAAATCCCATTGACTCGGCTCTTATCCATCTGTGATGGTACCCATCTGGTGCAGGGGGTGCATCTAAAGATGATGGTGGAGTCCAAACAGTTTTTTTAGCTGTATTAGCTCTTGTTTGACTCGCACGGGAAGTTTTTATTTTATCGTTTTGCATATGCTTATGCCTCCTTCGTGATTTTTAGTTGTTTCGCATATTCTTCAAGTGGCACATTCAATTTTTTAGCGATTGCTACCTGAGATGATGTGAGTCTCACGGTATTGCGACCTGGTTTTACACTTCGCGTCGCTGACGCTACTGTTTGTGTCGGTTTGGTCGAGCCCTCCGATAACTCTTTTCTATCAAATTTATGTGGGAAGTCAAGTCTCATTTGCTTGTCTATCGCAACATAATATTCGTCTGATTTAGGGTCGTAACCCTGTTCGTCAACTAGTTTTTTATGTAAGTCAAAAGCCGTATAAGTCATAGCAGAGTCTTTTCCGAACCATTCGTTCTTTTCTGCCCACTCTTCAGCTTTTGGATCTGCTGGTGGAGTTCTAAGAGCTTGATCTAAAGAAGGTATTTTTACTTCCGTTTCTTTTTGATCTGAAAGTTTATTTTTAAGAGTATTAACTCTTACTTCTTCCATTCCAAGTCTAGCTATTTCTTTTTGTGCTTCAACTTCAGCATTTATATCACCTGCTTCTCTAGCTCTTACAAGCGTAGCTTTAGCAGCGTCTAGTCCTGATTTAACTCTATTCTCAACCGCAGTTACATAACTTGGCTCTAGTTTAGCCATTCTAGTTTGTAAAGTTTTATGTTCTGTTTGAACTCCTTTAGCATAATCTAAAGCAGCTTCTTTTTGCCTTTCGGCTTCTCGCCACTTTTTAGTTAGCTTAGCAATTCTTTTATTAACAGATTCACTATATTGTTCTAGTTCTTCTTTTGGTTTCTCTTCTGTCTTAGTTTCTTGTTTCTCGTCTTCCTTAGTTTCTTGTTTCTCGTCACTCGTTTCTTGTTTGCTATCCTGAACATCAGACTTGACATCAGATTTCTCAGATGTGTCATCGGACTTAGGACTATCTTGAACAGTTTCATTTTGTACCTCTACATTTTCTGTTACTTTTTCTTCTGGTAATTCAACATCAGCACCTGGGCCGGATGTATCTATATCAACTGTTTTTTCTTCTTTGTCTGGCATAGTTTCCTCCTATGATTATATATTATGAAGTACGGATTCTGGGTCACCTATTGTGCCTAAAACCTCATCGTCATTTAATAAGCGTACTTCACCGCCTTCTATGGGTAATCTTGAACCTGCATAACGTGCAAAAATAACCCAATCTCCTTTTTTACACCATGGTCCTGTTGGATATTTTTCTTTATCATAATAGGCCAACGGTCCTACTTTTAAAACGTATCCACAATTAGTTGCAATACGTAATTTTTCTAAAGATTCTTGTGCTATTAAAATTCCACCTTTAGTTTTTTCTTTAGGTGTAAATGGTAACACAAGTAGTCTCCAGCCGCTAGGTTCGGGCAGCTGAGATTTTACTTTTTGTATATTCTCTGGATTTAAAGGTTCAGGTTCTGAACCAATTTTTTTATCTTCTTGTTTATACTTTTCAGAAAGTGCGTCCCTATGTTTTGGAACTTCCTTTTCCGAGGTCGATAACGTTTCCTTTTCCATCTTTTTGCTCCTTCTGTTTTAGCAGGTTAGAGATTTCCTGAAGCGCATACTGATATGCACGTGCTTGTCCTAACATATACTGATATTTTTCCATATTGTCAATACCACCACTAATCATGGTATCACCAATTCTTTGAAGATTATTTTGTAAAACTTTTTGTAATTTAGCAACAACTACTAATGGATCCACCTATACCAAACCTTTATAGTATTTTTTATAACTTGGATTTGAAACTTTTTTACCACCAAGGTCACCTTTAATATATCTTCCAATATATCCACCTTGACTAGCTTTTACTCTTCCACCTTTGTTATACTTTGCTATTTTACTTCTTCCTTTTATTTCTTTTCCTGGCATTATTTCTTACCGTTTCTAAATATTTGAGTTCCCTTTATACCAAAAATACTCGCGCAGACAAGGATCCATAAATTTGTAAACCAGCTCGGCAGTGCCTGAAAATGCTCGAAAAAGACCTTAATCTTCTCCATAGCCGCCGGATCGTCCGACCAGACCCCATATGCGAGCACCAAAATGGGCAGTGTCAATATCGCGAGAACCACCTCGTCCTTGTAGTCGTTTTGACGGGCTTCTAGCAATTTTCCCTGGTAAGCTTCCTCACCTCGGGCCATCTTTTCTGCATGGAGATATTGAGCATCTGCCATACGCATTTTTGTCTCTTGTCTTTTTTTATAAATATGACTACCAGCACTCATAGCCATTTTAATTGCACTAAACCACATTAATTCCTCCCATTTGGTCTTGGTTTCATTCTAGCGAGTGTTAATCTGTTTTCATTCGCCATTTCTTGTTTTTCAATTGAAGTATCAGCTCTTAACTCCGCTAATTCTTCGTTTTGGTCTAATTTATCTTCTTGAATGCCTTGATTCATCATAGCCTTCATTTTATCGATATTTAACTTCTCTTGAGCTTCTTTTCGTCTCTTTTCGTTGTCAATTGCCTTAATATCAAGCTCTTTTGATCTTAATTTAGCAATTGGATCATGGTCAAATTGAGAAGTGACCTTTTTCTCTTCATTTTTGAAGTCTTCCATCATTTCAGCGATCAAAATAGCCTTTCTAGCTTCAATTTTTTGCTGTAAAGGTGCCATTTGTTGCTGAATTTGCGGATTTTGTTGCGCCATTTGCTGCATTTGCGCTAATTGTTGCAATTCATCCTTAAATTCTAGTTCAATTTGCTCTTGTGCCATCAAACTTATGTGTTCTAAGCAGTTTTTTTCAACAGAAGCAGTCACCATAGGTGCTGTTCTAACCATATTTGTCGCTAAAAAGTTCAAGTGAGCTGTAATATGTGCTCTATGATCTTGTCCAGGGAAAGCCTGAAACGGTAAGCCAGCTAAAGCATCAATATGTTCTAATGCCGGATCTTTTGGCATTGGTTGAGGTGGTTTTTTTAAAATTAGGTCAATATCTTTTACTCCCAACGCTTCATACATGTTTCTATAAATTTCGTATTGGTTATGAAGTTGTGGATTTGAAGTTGCCAATTGCAGCTCCGTTTGGGCAAGGGAGATCCTCTGTGTTTGAGAAAATATATTTGGATCTGCAACTGGCAATATATCTACTCTGTCGTCGAAGTCCATTTGTTTAATTTGTCTTTGGCCACCAACGACATCATACGGATAGATCGGAGGTAGATATAATTTGAAAACTCTTGCAAGTAAGTTAAATTCTTTTTTCATCGCAGCATATACTCTTTTATGAATCGCAGACATAACTCTCGATCCTCGTTCCAACATAGCCACTGTCGTGCCCACTGCTGCTTGTTGGTTCCCATCTCCTACTTGCAGGTCCGCAATGGATGCGAATCTTTGTCCTGCAGATACCACGACACCCATAAGTTGTAATAAGGTCTGTGATGGTTCCTTAAATGGAAGCATCATAAAAGCATCTTTTAAGTTTCCACCAGGAGCATCTACATCTCTAAATTCTCCAGGTTGAATTGACTGCGCTTCGTCTCTCATTTTAATTCCACGCATCTTAAATCCAGCAGGTAAGTTTGACAAGGTTCCAGCGTCCAACAATTGTCTTAATGCAGCTGTTGCTGTTCTTGATAGTCCACCAATCATATGTATTAAACCAAAACCATAAAAACCAAGTCCTGGTAAAAATTTAAAGTGAACAAAATAATTAATTTTATTTTTTAATGGATCACCGACTTCGTAATTTCTTCTAATGGATAAAATTTTTCTTGTGCCTTCTTCTAAAGTTACAATGTAAGGAAGTTTAATTCCTGTAGGTTCTCCATTTTGGCCTACATCTTCAAATCCTTCTAAGTCTACATTTACATGGCATTCTAAAATAGAATACATTCTTTCATCTCTACCCTTAGAAACACCTTCTAAAGCTCTTTCTTTTTTCTCTGCTTCAGTTTCATTAATGTGAGTTGGATTAACTTCTATATCTCTATAAAATCCTCCCACTTGTTGTTTTCGTAATTCATTTTCTGACATTCTAACAACGTGAATAATAGATTCACAATCATCTAATGAAGTTGCTGTATAAGGTACGACTAAATCATCTGCAGGAACAAATTTAGAAACTGCTCTTTGCATTAATTCATCGTAATAAACTTTTTTAAATGTTGATCCTGCTAAAGGTAAATTAAATAACATTTGATCAAATTCTGGCTCGTATTCTTTCATTTGATCCATCAATTGATAGTTCATGAAATTTTTAACTCTTTGAGACTGTTGTTCTTTATCAGGTGTTGGTAATCCAATTATTTGAGTTCTAACGGGTCCTTCTGCTGGTAATAATTCTTTATAAGCTAAAGCTTGAAACTGTGTAACAGCTTCAGCAAGTACTGGGTGAGTTGCACCGGATGCACCTTTAAATGGTTCTGATCTATCATCGTAATTAAATCCTAATAAATCTAATCCAGTCGTATAAGCTCTTTCCCAATCTTTTCTTGAAGTTTTATAATCTGAATAATCTTGATGAAGTCTACTTCCTAATCTATCTAAAACATCATCGGGTAATAATTCTGCTAAGTTAGCATAATGACCCATATCTTGACCTGGATTCATTGCCATAGGGTCAAAATTTATATCTACACTGCCATCTTCATTTTGTTGTACATCAACAGGATTTTCTACATCTTGTTGAACTTCTTGTTCCGCTACTGCTACATCCTGTGGATTAGGAATATTTAACGTTTGCTTTACGTTGGGTAAAGCTTTGTCTATTTCTGCCATTTATTTTCTCCGATATTATAGTTTTAACCTTTTTTGTAGGAATATTCAACCCTTGTGGATTAGGCCCTCTTTTAGGTGGTACTGTAGTTGTTAATCTCTTAGTCGATGTCATAGTCCCCAGGATCATAATCAGGGAATACGTCTTTCGGCTTAGTCCCTTTCTTCTTATGAATTTGTTTAGTTGTTTTATTTTTAGCAAATGCTTCAATTTCTGTTAAATCAGACATTGCATCGTCTACAGTGGTATAATTAGCATCCCAATCTATGTCTGCAGCATCTGGGGTCATTCTTCCTTCTAATTCAGTAACACCGAATTCATCAGGTGGTTTTTTGCCTTTTGTCATTTCATCTGCTTGACCTTTTTGATAATCTAAAGAATATTCTTTATTGTAAGCTCCACTTTTTGTTTGATAGTCTCCAAAACGACTTCGTGAGTTAGGAGTTACTTGAATACTTACATCTCCAGTGTCCATTTGATAAACTAAATCTACATCATCACCACCTTCAAGTGTACCTCTCTTAACAACTTGTCTCTCGCCGTACGCTACTTGTTTGGTAACATCCTCACCTTCGTTCCAGAGCTTTTTAACGAGCGACGGAAACCATTCTGGCATACCTTTAATTTTTTGTATAACTGGACCTGTGTATTGTCCAGCTTCTAAAACTTTTCCAAGTTTAAATAATCTTCCAACGATAGGTATTGCTGCAAGAGCAGTTACACCTTTTATGAAAGCTCTTCTACCTGGGCTCTTTGGTGATCCTTTATCAAAACCTACACGGCCACCAACAGCATGTTTCTTTTTGCCTTCAATAACTTCAGCTATGTTTGCTTTATTCATTTCATCTATTTCATCTACCAAAATGTCAGTATCACTTTTATCTGGATACATTTTGTTAATTTCATCAGATTGTTCTTTAAGTGCTTGAGCTTGTCTATTTTGAAGAACACCTTCAAAATTTTCTCCAAATCTTGCTTCCGCCCACTCAGGATGCACCAATGCTCTTGTTTTATCTGCAAGATCAGGACGAGTGTTTTCCCATCTTTTAATATCTTTGTAAAATTCAGGTTCTATAAGTCTTATGTGTTCATCTACTAAC